ATGGTTACTTCTCCAGAAGTTATGACTCAACTTCGCGTTGCTAACATTGTAGATCAAACTACTGTTACAGAAGGCAACATTGAGTTTACTACTGCTTTTGGTGGTAAGTTCCGTCTTGTTATGACTCGTGCAGATCAAGGTAATCGTTCAGGCGATGGCAATGTTGACGCTGGTTCTACTAAAACTACTTTCATGGTTAAGCCAGGTGCTATCGAATTAGCACAACTTGCTGTTCCAATGCCAGTAGAGATGCATCGTGATGCTAACAAGTATAACGGTGGCGGTACAACTAATATGTGGTATCGTTGGGGTTATGTAGCGCATCCAATGGGCTACAACTGGACTGGTACTTCTACAGCATTTGCCACAAACGCAAATTATGCAGCTGCTGGTTCTTATGCTCGTAAGTATGATGCTCTTAACCTTGGTATTCTTCCAATCTTCCACGCTTAATTGAGAGGTGAGGTATGGCTTTAGTGCTAGGCATCAATAGCTATGCTACTGTAGGAGAAGCGGATAATTATTTCGAATCTCGTATTGATGTAGCTACGTGGGAATCAGCTGATGACACGCTTAAGGAGCAAGCTCTAGTTTCTGCAACTAGATACTTGGACACTCTTGCCTACACTGGGTACGTTACGGACTCTGATCAATCAATGTCATGGCCTCGAACAGGCTCTGTCTACAGCCCTCAAAGAGGTCGTGATATACAATTTAAAAAAGATTATACTTGGGCAGAATTAAGTAGTGTAAATTTTACTACTAATCTTTTTAATCTGCCTTTAGAAATTCGTTTAATAAAAACTGCAAGTATAGAACAAGCATATCATTTAATTAATAATGATGGACTTCTAGATAATACTGGAGGTTTACCAGATAGAGTTGAAGTAGGATCAATTACTATTGATGGTCTTAATGGCAATTCTGAAACACCAGCTCGTTCTCGTACAGTGACTAATTTAATTCGACCACTATTAATTAATGGTGGTTCTTCACAATGGTTTAGGTCAAACTAATGGCATTAAAATCTTTAATTAAAGGTCAAGTGAAAAAAACATTTGATTTATATTTACAAGATCTAGCCCAAGATGTTACTTTGACCAATAAGGCTGCAAGTACTTATAATTTTACAACAGGTCAAACTACTGTTTCTGATATATCTTCCGTTAAAGTTAAAGGAGTGCTAGTAGAAGAGAAAAAAGATCCTAAAGATCCTTTAAATACTACTACAGCAAGAGATCTTCTTTTAATTAATGCAGAAGATGTTACGGATTTTAACCTATATGATTCAATTACAGTAAGCGGAAAAACTTTTAATATTAACTCTTTTACTAATAACGGTTTTTTAATTGAAGCTGATATAACAGGAGGTTAATATGGCAAAATTTGCAGAAATTATTTCAGATGTTGAAAGTATTTTTGGAACCACTGCGTGGACTTCAAAAAACATTCAAACATATCCTGCTAATTATAGTGGCGCTTATACAAATGAATTTATAAAATTAGAAGTAATTCCTTCTAGGCCTTTAAACTATTATGGTAATTTAAGTATACAAGGTCAAGCTATAATTCAAATTTACGTTCAAACAGGTTTGGGCGCTAGACGAATTATGGAAATTGCAGATCATTTAGACGATGTTCTTCAAGCTAAAACTTTAAGTAATGGCACTCAGACTGGCACTAGTGCTTTATCTTTCTTAGGCGTAGATCCAGACGACAATTCGCTATTTAGAGCGGATTACACGATTTCATTTAAAAAATACTAAGGACTAACAAATGGCACATATTAATAGTATTACAGCTGTTCGTTTTGCGTCTCTTGCATATTCAACAAACGTTGCTGATTTTGATACAGACGAAGCGTCAAAACCAGCTGTTGCAAAAACTGCATTTGATTCAGGCGTTTCTTTAGTGGGCGACCTTCGTGAATTCCCTTCACTAGGTACTCCTGCTAATATTGTAAATGTTCCTGTTTACGGACAAGCACAATCACAGCAAGTTGGTGGTCAATCAGACGCTCCAACTCTTGAATTTACACTTAACTACAATCCTTCAGAGCATTACGCTCTTGATACTCTTCGTAAGAAT